TGGTTGCGCTGCTTTATATTTTGAAACACCATCAATCAATGCCCAAGAATACTTAATTCTAGTAGTCTCATCAAATCTTTGATTGTTTGCAAATACTAACAGATTATCTAACAACTGTATTCTTAGCTGATATGGAAGATAGTGCATATTCAATCCGATAAACCCATCTGGGGTTTTTCTAAATGGAAACACTAGTGGAAACCTGTCATAATACGGTAAATCTGCCTTAGTCTTAGGATCATAAAGAAACATATACAGGTGTCCAGGTAACACTCTAGTTGCTAGCTGATCTGGATTACCAGCAAGCACCCTCGGAGGGGTGATTTGCTGCTTGGTCATTAATAAGACCTGTTGCTCAAACCACGAACGACTCTTCTTAACAGAAGTCTTTAAATCGTACTGGTTTCTCTCGAATACATCGAGTAATGTTTGTTTAGCCATAAGATTATTTAGGTGATATACCCAACTCGTGTTCAGTTATTATCTTAAACTCCCACCCTCTATCTTTAGCATAAATATTAGCAGCTTCCCATTTAGCTTGGTTTTTCATATACGCATAGGATTCTGTGAGATATCTTTTGGTTCTTTTCCCTGGATACACTGGTGCAATTGTTTGATATTTTGGCTTAACTTCTACTAGGTAAGTTTTTCCTGTATTAATAGTTATCTTAAAATCAACAAAATAGCGATGAATAAGGTTATCGGTCGGGCAACGATATGGGATTATAGTTTCCTCTGAACTCCAGTTAATTATATTGGAGTTCTTATCGCACCAGTTAGCAAACATGGTTTCCCACGAACTTCTCATTATAATGTTCGTTGGGTCGCCTTTATACTTTTCTGGAAAAACTGGGGTAAACTTTCTTTTATGAAACATGCCTAAATAATATAAGTATTAACCAACTATTTAGTCCTAGGAAAAAAAACATGGCATTTGACCCAGACGCAAGTTTAGCCAGCATTACTGATTCTGGACCTCAGTCTATACCACTAAAAGGTGGTATAAAGTACGGAAGTCGTGGAAAAAATCCATCAGAGTTTTCTAATAAGTACAATACTGAGCAATTTTCTTACCCAGACGATTTGCTATCGCCAACAGGAATATATGGTGGTAACTATGTAGTATTTTACATCAATGTTCAAGTAGACTCTAAACTTGGTAAACAAGATAATGAAGATCTATTTGTTAAAGAGATTACTCCAAGAGATCGTGGAGATTTGATTGCCACAGATGTATCAACCACAGAACTATTCGCAGCCAATGCAGGATTAAATGTTGGTGGTGCGCTATTAGGTAAAGCCCTAGGAGCAGGTGGTGTTTCAGGTGGTGTAGCTGCACTATCTACAGTCGGTGCTGCAGCAACAGCTAACTATGCAGCAACAGCTTCACGAGCACAGAAAAGATTAAAGACTGCCATCGCATTACATATTCCAAACCAGCTTCAAATTCGCTACGGAATGCAGTGGAGTGAAGAAGACACTTTAGCGATGGCAATGGCAACTTCTGGTATTGAAGAGATTTTAAAAGCAACAAGCAGTGGTGGTAAGATTAAAGATTTAGCTGATCCAGCACAGGCTATGGTAACTAACTTGATGTTATCAAAAGGACCAAATTCTGCCGCAAACTCTGCAGCTACAGGCTTAGCCGCAAACCCAAAGAAAGAACAAGTATTTAAAGGTGTAGATTTTAGAACATTCCAGTTCGAATACCAGTTCTTTCCTAGAAGTTCTGGCGAAGCAGAAAATGTATTAAGAATTATTCAACAATTTAAATACCACATGCATCCTGAATTTAAAGATGCAAATAATTTTGTTTACATATATCCATCTGAATTTGATATCTTCTATTATCAGGGTGGATTAGAAAATACACATATACATCGCCACACATCATGTGTATTGACTGAGATGAGTATCAACTATACTCCAAATGGTAATTTTACTACATTCGATAACGGCATGCCCACACAGATTAATGTTCAGATGTCATTCCGTGAGTTGGCTCTATTAACCAAAGATAAGATTGAGGATGGTCTATAATGTACTTTAAAGAATTTCCAGTATTCTTATACGATTTTAAATATGGTGATTTTGAAACTAAAACTCACATAGTTAAAGATATAACTAGGAATGTTCGTTTCAGAAAAGAAGTATTAGATAACATTGCAGTCTTTGACGAATATGATATTATGGATGGAGATACTCCAGAAATTGTAGCAGAACGAGTTTATGGAGACCCAGAATATCATTGGATTTTAATGTTGGCAAATCAGAGATATGATTATCTAAGCGATTGGCCACTAACAGATAATAATTGTATTAGTGCAGCTAAGGCTATATTCAATCCTACAATTACTGCAACAAGTTGGGTATATTCTAGCGGAAAGATTACTGTTACTGCTCCACTACATGGGATATTAGTTAGCCCTACTACTACAGTTACTGTTACTGGTGGTGCATTATCTCTAACTACAATCGGCTCAACTGTAACAGTTCCTAATGGGACATTTACTGTAACTGAAGTCACAGAAAATACATTTACATTTTCTATATCTTATGTGCCAATAGTAACATCTGGAACAACCCTAACAATAGAAACAACCAATGCTGCGGGGTTTGTAGTTAACTCAAACATAGCTGGCGCAGTTTCTGTGACTAACTTAATTTGGTTTCAAAATAATAATGAAGCGAAACGCAGAATAAAATTAATATCTCCACGAATTATAAACATCATTTTGAATGACTATAAAGATCTATTGTAATGAAATCTAGTTCAGTACTGCGATTTGCTGGCGATGTCAGCATCGATAAAGTTAGAATAATTACCCCAAAGGGTTTTTATCAAGATGTTGGCGCACAAGTTATTAATGTGCAATTCTATGAGGATTTATTTTCGCCATTTATTACTGGCAGTTTAATTCTTAAAGACTCAATTGACTTAGTTAATCTTTTCCCATTTATTGGTGAAGAATTTCTTGAACTAGAAATTAGTACTCCCACTTTAAAAGAAAATAACATTAAAGGTAAATATTATATTTACAAAATGACCAACAGAGAGATGACTGGTGATAAATCAGTAGTATATCAATTACATTTTATTTCTGTAGAAGCAGTAGTAGATTTAAATAAGAAAATTAGCAAAGTATTTGGTGACCAGATATCTAAACTGATCAAACCATTCTTAACAGATAAAACATATGGTTTAGAAACTACTAAGAAGGTCTATGTAGAAGAAACTTCTAATAATACAAAATACATTTCAAATTACTGGAGTCCAGTTGAGAATATTCAGTATCTAGCTGGCCAAGCTGTTAATAAAAATGGCTCACCCAGCTATATCTTTTTTGAGAACAGAGATGGATTCTATTTTATGACTTTAGAAACTCTTTATGCAAATGCAACATTTGCGTCATTTGTATATGACAAATATACTCGTGATGATCGTCCAGGTGGTGGAAGTGTTAGAAATACCACAGAAGACTTTAAAAGAATTCTTGAGATTAGCATTCCAGTAGCGTTCGATTATATGGATCGTATTAGAACTGGAATGCTATCTTCTAGACAAGTATCATATGATGTAGTTAAGAAAACATATTCTGCAAAAAATTATAATATGTTTCAAAAATTTGATAAACAGAAACACCTTAATAAATATGCAATAAATTCAGATCGTGCAATTTTTAG